TGCACGTTGCCATGAATAACCCTTCAATGCAAGGACTGAAAACAAAGAACGGTTTAAGCCCATTACAATCAGCACAAAACATTCTAAACGCTTCCAATAATGTAGAGATAGCACTAAGTGAATACTTTGAGAATAGGGGCGTTTCTGCATTAATAACACCTTCAAACGAGGATCCGTCAATGCCAATGAATGACGAAGACGAAAAAAGCATTTGGTCCGCATTGAAAAGAAAAATAGGTGGGGCTAAGTCTATGAACGCAATGAGGTTTTCTCGTAGGGCTTTAAAAGTCCAGCAACTTAACGCAAGTTCAACCGATATGCAAACCATAGAGAACAAGAACCAATTAACGAAAGACCTTTGTAATGTTTTCGGGTTTCCAGCAATGCTTTTAACAGGAGAAAAAGCTACTTACAACAACGTAAAAGAAGCAGAAGCTGCAGCGTATAATAACAACTACATACCAACCTTTGAAAAGATAGCGGCTGGATATGAGCGAAAGTTTTTATCTAAGTTCGGAAACTACTCTTTAGGTATTCATAAGGAAAAAATAGAAGCATTGAATCCTTCACCAACTGAACGAGCAAACCAAGCAATTAAATTGGTTGACGCTGGATTGATAACACCAAACGAGGCAAGAGAATCAATAGGCAAAGAAGTTTTAAGTGACAAAGAAATGGACAGCGTAAAGCCTAAAGGTTCAAATGTTACAATTTCAAATGTTTAGTTATGGAGAAGAAGAAACTTACTAAAGAGCAATTGAAGAAGTTGAAAGCTGAAAAGCTAAAGAAAGTTATCGATAATAAAATCATAAGGAAATGAGCAAAGCCGATATTAAAAAAATGATTGCTAACAAAAAGCAGTTAATCAAGTTAAAGAAAGCCACTTTAAAAAAGTGTGACGTTATAGAATTAAGTTCTGCTGCTGAAATTACCAGCAAAGGAATGACTGACAAAAACGATAACGAAAATGAAATTTACAGAACAATCGTTGGCAATACCTACGGCTTCATGGATAGCCACCAGGACGTACATATCAAAGGAATTTTCACCAAGTCAATACAAGAAAACAAAGAAAATATCCTACACCTACACGACCACGTTCACCAATTAAGCGCGAAAGTTGGAACGCCTTTAGATACTTATGAGAGAGAGGTTAGCTGGTCCGACGTTGGTTTAAACAAGTCTGGTACAACTACTGCCCTGTTAATGGATAGTAAGATTGAAAGGTCGAGAAACAAAAACATTTTCCTTGATTATAAAAATGGTGCAATCAAACAACATTCAGTTGGTATGCAGTACGTCAAAATTGAACTTGCTGTAAACGATCCAGAAGAAAAAGAAGAGTTTGCTACTTGGGAAAAGTACAAAAACGAGGTTATAAACCTGGACTTAGCAGAAGAAACGGGCTATTTTTGGGCGGTAACAGAAGCAAAGTTGATTGAAATTAGTTGCGTTATACGAGGTTCAAACGAATTGACACCAACTTTAGACGCTTCAAAAGGCTTAGAAGAACTAACAGAACTAAACGAAAAAGTCTTAGACAACCCAACTAAAGAAAATTTATTGCATTTTTGTAATCAATTCAAAGCACTTCAAGAAGGTGAAGCCGTTAATAAAACACTTCCAAAGGTCGAGAAGCCGCAAAAGAAAAGTAATCCATTATTTAATCATTTAACACAATTAAAATGAAAGATTTTAATACATGGTTGACGGCTGAGAAAAATTTAGACGAAGCTGCAATCAAAGAATTAAGCACAGAAGCACAAGCAGGGCATATCGCTGAGTATATGAGCAGCGTAGCAATGAAAGTAGACGAGGCTGTAAAGTCTGGTGTATCAAAAGAAGAATTAGCTGAATTAGGCAAAGAGCAATCAAAGGCTTTAGCAGAATTAGGCGCAAAGCATGAGGCTATTCTATTAAGTCAAGGTGCTGCTATTAAGTCAGCGGTTGAAAAGTTGACTAAAACAGAAAGTTCTCAAAGTAAGTCTATCCTCGAGCAATTAAAGGAAAAGAAAGAAGAATTAAGTCGTTACAAGAATGGTGAAAGCGTTAAGATTACGCTTAAAGCTGTTGGTGATATGTCTATCGCTGGTAATGTAACGGGACAAATTCCACAAGCTGAAAGGCTACCGGGAATGAATATGGTTGCTTCAAGGGAAGTAAGATTCCTAGAGGTTCTTCAATCTGGAACTATCTCTTCTAACCTTGTTGAATGGGTTTATCAAAGTGGAAAAGAAGGAACAGCTGGACAAACAGCGGAGGCAGCACTTAAAAATCAAATTGATTTTGATTTACTAGTAGGTTCTCAAAAAGTTGAAAAGACAACTGCTTATATTACGATTACAGACGAAATGTTAGACGACGTAGAGTTTATGGCTACTGAAATTAACAATGAGTTGAATCGTGAGTTATTGAAAGCTGTTGAAACTGGTGCTTATGGTGGTTCTGGAACAAGCCCACAATTGAATGGAGTATTCACTACCGCAACATCATTTGCAGCTGGAACATTTGCTTTAGCAGTTGATAACGCTAATGAAGTAGACGTTCTTACAGTAGCAGCAAATCAGATCAAGATAGCTGAACAAGGAATGCCGAATTATATCTTTATGAATCCTTCTGACGTTACCACTTTAAAAATGGTAAAAGTTAGTTCTACGGATAAAAGATATGTTGAGCGTTTAGCAATGGTAGCTGGTTCTTTATCTTTAGACGGAGTTCCAATTGTAGAAACTACTCTAGTTGACGCTGGTCAATATTTGATTGGTGACTTTACAAAAGCACATATCAGAACTAAGTCTGGTGTATCAATCGACGTTGGATATACGGGTGACAACTTCATTAAGAACTTTAAGACAATTAGAGCTGAATGGAGAGGTGTAGTTTACGTTAAGAATAACGATAGAACTGCATTTGTAAAAGGTTCATTTGCAGCTGACAAAGCAGCTTTAGAAACTGCATAGTCTAGTTTAGAATATAGTTAAAAAGCCCCTTCATATTGTTGGGGCTTTTTTTATATCTTTGAGGCAACATAAAATTAAACAGTTATGAGTTCAGAAGTTGAAATAATCAAGGTAAGAGGTAAAAAAGTAAAAGCTGGAAAGAATCAACATTTTGTAGTTGGTCAAGTTTACGAGCTACCTAAATGGAAAGCTGATTTAGTTATTAGTAACGGGCAGGCTGAGTTAGCAACAGAAAAAAAGAAAGCACCAGCAAAAGCGAAATCAAGTAAAAAATAAATTCTCTTAATATTCTCTGTATTAAGTTTCTCTGGGAAAAGTCCTAGCATTAATTTGTTAGGGCTTTTTTATTTAACTTTGTATTATGCAAGAAGAAATGATCTTAGTCGAGTTTTTAAAAGACTATGAATATAGAACGGTTGACGATAAAGGCACTCCAATTTTAAAGACTATCAAGAAAGGCACTAAAAAAAAGATTCTAAACTATGCAGTCACTAGGCTAGTGAGTAACCCAAATAATGTAATCGTTAAAATATTATGATACTTCAAACGTCCGATTTTGAAAGCGGTATATTTCAAATAAGCCAAGACCAAAATACAGTAGTTGACCTTCAAGCGTTTATTACTTTGGATAGCGAGAAGGCTTTAATTTATGAGTTGTTCGGTTCTACGTTGGGCCAAGAGTTTATAAATGATTTGACTGGCGACCCTCAAACACCAGCTTCAACAAAGTGGACAGATATATTCAGCCCGTTTTACTATGACGACCCTTGCGATATATCAATCACTTGTCAAGGGATTAAGGAGTACTTAAAAGGCCGAATATATTACAACTATGTAAGTCAACAACAAATAATAAACCAAGCGTCTGGAAACGTAGCTAATCAATCAGAGGCAACAAGTCAAGAAAGTTTAATTACTAAATTGACCGTTCTTTATAATCGGACCATAAGAACCGGAACGGACTTACAATATTACATTTACGAGAACCAAGCAACTTATACAGACTTTAGGGGATTAGTTTTAGAACCTATTAGCGCAATATGACCAGCGTAGATAGCATAGTAGAATCGGTAATCGACTCAATGAGTTTAGACCTTAACGTTTATGCTGTTGAAGTTATAGACGGTAACTATAAACTTTGGGCTACCAATACCCACTACTTAGGAGAAAACAGTATTATAACGCTATTAGAAGTTAATTATACGGTTGTTTCTTTCGTTCAAAACACCTATCTAATAGTAAGCGGTGCAAGTGCGCCAATTATCGGAACGTATGCGCTTAGAAAGCCTCAATACATTTACGGTAAGTATCTCCAGGTTCAACAAGAAATATCAAAGAAGCACGACAAAGACATTCTACCAATGATTTGGCGGTTTGATTTAGCTTCGAGAACTTCACCAACTGCAAGAGATAGTGTAAATGAAAGCGAAGGTTCGAGCCGTTTCTTCTTTATGGCTACAAATAACCCGAAAAAATACACCACAGAAAGCGACTACGATAATGTTTTAAATCCTTTGAACGCTTTAGCTGATACCTTTTTAACTGCTTTAGCCCGATCAAATAGAGTTAACACTATTAACGGAGTGGCTAGAATAAACTATTCCAAGTTTACCAATGGGGGCAATTCAACAACTAACGACGCTGGTCAAAAAGTATTCAACAAAAACATAAGTGCTGTTGAAGTAACCGTTCCACTAAACATAATCAAAGACTTTACTTGCCGAGTTCGTGAAATTCCAGTAGTCGACGGGAACGGTTTTGATACTGGATTTGATCGTGGTTTTAAATAGGCAAAAAAAATTGTAATTTTGTAAAATAATGTTTAACTCTAAAAAATAAAAAAATGGCTGTTTGTTCATGTGACGTAACGCTTAGTAATACCGGAGTTGGTTCGTGCCAACCCTTACAAGCTGTTGCAAAAAAGATTATAATCGTTCCTTTGGTGAACGGTTCAAATGTTAGAAATGGGATTGACCTTAGTTCAATACCTACTAACGCTCAAATTATTGACCTAATTAATGCTGCTGATTCTTCGGAGCGTTACTACCCATTGCCGACAATGGAAAACGTAACCAATGAAAGAGCTGATTCTATTACAGAAGAAGCACCTTCAGGAACGATTGCAAAAATTAGAAACGGAGCAAAGACTTTCACAGGGGAGATTTGGTTTCAAGGTTCTACTTATGCTGGAGCGATTGACGCTTTCGGTTGTGGTCAAGTTGGGGCTTATATCGTTGACGGTAACGACAACTTGATAGGTGACAAAAAAACTACTGGTTATCTTTATCCTTTGGCTATCAAAATGCCTACTTGGGACGTTAAGACAATCGACACAACAGATTCAACTGTTGCTAAAATTTCCTTAACTTTTCAATGGAAAGATTCAATCGCTGATTCTGACGTTGGTATGTTGTTAGCTTCTGACTTTGATAGTTCAACTTCTTGGTTAGACTACAACGGTTTGATTAACTTAAACGGTGTTGCTTCTGCAATTTCGCCTACTGCGTTCTCAATGAAAGTAACAACACCTTACGGCTCAGTAGTTAATCCGGTTGTTGCTGGTGGTTTAGTAATTGGTGACTTTGAAATTTACAATGTAACTACTGGTTCTCCTGTTGTAATTTCTACCTTTAACGAAACTCCAACAGGAACATACGCTTTTACATTTTCAGCGCAAACTGTTGCCGACGTTTTAAGTCTAAGAATAGCACCTACTACTAAAGGATATGACGATACTTTATTAAGTGCTGTTGAAATAACAATCGTCCCATAGTATGGAGTTCAAAACAAAAACGGGTACTTGTTACCTTAAATTAGGGTTGTATAGTCGTAAGAAAGGCGATAAAACAAAGTTCAATCGTTTTCTTTATGATTCTGGATTTACAGGAGATTTGACTAATGCTTGGAAGGATTACCAAGACGCTAGTAAAAAGAAGTA